ACTTGATGGAGACATCATTGCCTATAGAGCCGCCTTTTGGGCTGACATGGAAGGTCAAGAGTGGCTTGAAGAAAGACTGATGGATGACATCGCTAGATGGAATCCTAGAGACAAGCCACCAATCATTGCCCTGTCGTGCCGCAGAGAAGACAACTTCAGGCGGCGTTTCCTTCCTGAATACAAGGAACACAGATCTGGAGCACCTAGGCCAGACTGCCTAGGACAGGCCGTAGAGTTCCTAATGGAGCTGGGAGCAATGACTGAGCCGCACCTAGAGGCCGATGACATCATGGGCCAGTACAAGTCATCCCTGCGGGCAATCTGTGTCACCATCGACAAGGATCTAGCCCAAGTTCCGGGGTACAGCTGGCTACCCCCAACAGATACCAAACCAGCAGCAGAAGAAATCAGTTATACGGACATCGCCACAGCCGATAGATTCTTCTATCGACAGTGGATTACGGGAGACAGCACGGATAACATTGGCGGATTGTGGAAGATGGGTCCAAAGAAGGCAGATGCCCTGCTGGATTCGACCCATCCAAGGAACCACGCAGCCTTGGTTTTGTCGCTGTACGAGAAACGCAAAGATCGCACAGGTTCTGCGTACTGCATCGAAGATGCGGTGAAAATGGCCAAAGCGGTCAGGATCTTGCGGGATGGTGAGGGGGTCGATTGGGATCCTCTGTCCCTGCTAGACGACAACTAACAGACGTATTGAGAAGAAGCAAGCTATGGAAAACACATACAACACAAACAACTATGTCTTTAAGAATCATGAAACTCTAGATGTAGTTAGTCATAGATTCATAGACCCAAACTCTGTCTTCGTTAAGACAGGTAAGCATGGTATCCCTAAGAAAGCTACCAAGGGATCAGCTGGGTATGACCTACGGGCTGATCTAGATCAACCCACAATCATCAACCCACAAGAGACATTCCTAGTTAACACAGGTTTGTCTATGGCAATGCCAGAGTTTATCTCTGCGTTTATCTTGCCACGGTCTGGACTCGCACTCAAGCATGGAATTACAATCCCCAATGCTCCCGGTCTTATTGACTCGGACTATCGTGGTGATATCTGCGTTATCCTTAAGAACGATGGTGATCAACCATTTAGGATAAACGATGGTGACAGAATTGCACAATTGGTATTCGTTAACCTACTGTCACCTCCGCTTGTCTTCTTCCCAGAACTGTCGAATACAGACAGAGGTTCTGGTGGATTTGGTTCTACAAACACAGGATAACTTATGAACACATTTGAAAACTTTATTGCACTAAGCAGATACTCAAGATGGATTGAATCTTGGGGTCGTAGAGAAACATGGGAAGAGACTGTTGACCGTTGGTGGGACTATATGTCCCACAAGGAACCAGCTCTTCTCGAAAGACCAGACATCAAACTCTCGGTCTTGAACAGAGAGGTATTCCCCTCCATGCGCGCCCTCATGACAGCTGGGCCAGCGTTGGATAGAGATCATACCGCAATGTACAACTGCAGCTACCTTGAGATTGATTCAATCACATCGTTCAAGGAGCTTATGTACATCCTTATGTGTGGAACTGGTGTTGGATACACGGTGGAGAACCGATGCATCTCACAACTACCAGACCTACCAGCACAGCTGAAGAAACAAAACAAGATACTAAAGGCTTTGGGCATCAACAACCACCCAACCATCGTAGTCGAAGACTCAAGAGAGGGTTGGTGTAATGCACTAGACCAGTTGATGAGATACTTATACAGCGGTGTCATCCCTGTTTGGGATGTCAGCAAGGTAAGACCAGCTGGAGCCAGACTCAAGACCTTTGGTGGTCGAGCCTCTGGCCCAGAGCCACTGGTCAAGACATTTCAGTTTGTCGTACAGGTGTTTAAGAACGCCATCAAAAACAAACAGCAAAAGCTACAGGACATCGACTGCCACGACATCTGCTGCATGATTGCACAGTCTGTCATTGTCGGTGGTGTCCGTAGATCAGCCATGATTTCCCTTAGCGACCTGTCATCCAACGAGATGTCACAGGCTAAGTCTGGATCTTGGTGGAAGGACAACTCGCACAGAGCCTTGGCTAACAACTCAGCCGTCTATGATGGCAAGCCAAGCCTTGGTGTATTCCTAGACGAGTGGTCGTCCCTATTCCAGTCCTACAGTGGAGAGCGTGGCATCATGAACCGAAAGGCAATGAACGATGTCTGCGCTAGAGTTGGTCGTTATGTGCCAGAGAATACATTCCTTGGTACAAACCCATGTTCTGAGATCATCCTCAGACCAAACCAGTTCTGCAACCTGTCCACCATCGTAATCCGAGAGGGCGATAGCCCAATCGACATCTCACGAAAGATCGAAAAGGCAGCGATCCTTGGTACCATCCAGTCCAAGTTCACTCACTTCCCCTACCTTCGACAGAGTTGGAAAGACAACAGCGAGGAAGAGCGTCTGCTTGGTGTATCCATGACCGGCATCTTTGACAACGCCTTCATGTCTGGCAGAACATCTCCGATGGATCTAATCAAGTTCCTACAGGAAATCAAGCAACTAGCCAGAGACACTAACCTTGAGTGGGCCAGCAAGATCGGTGTTACACCATCGACCGCAATCACATGTGTCAAGCCAGAGGGAACCACCTCATGCTTGGCAGGATGCAGCAGCGGCCTACACCCACATCAGTATCCCTACTATATTCGTCGGGTACGGCTAGATAAGAAGGATCCCCTATACAACCTAATGGTTGATCAGGGTGTTCCTTGTGAGGATTGCGTAACCAATCCACAGTCAACAGCGGTATTCTCCTTTGCTATGGCTGCTCCAGAGGGAGCAAAGACATTGCATGAGCTGGATGCAGAGACGCATCTGATCTTGTGGAGAATCTACGCCGACTACTGGTGCGAGCACAAGCCATCGGTAACAATCAACTATACCAACGAAGAATTCATTCGTCTAGGTGCCACGGTATATGAGCACTTCGACAGCATTTCTGGGGTGTCTTTCCTTCCGAAAGACGATAGCGTATACCAACAAGCCCCGTTTGAGAAACTAACCAAAGAACAATACCTTGAGTTTCCAAAGGTCAATGTAGACTTTAGCTTGTTGAGACAGTACGAAAGAGAAGATACCACAAACGCAAGCCACGGAATGGCTTGCACAGCAGGAGGTTGTCAGATAGTATGAGCACCAATAACCCAATTGAACCAGCACTACAGGTAAAACTTGATAACGGACTTCCACTGACACCAGCGGAGTTTGGTCGTCTCGCAAGACAACTTGCAGTGTATACCCAAAAGATTGAGAAAGAACTAAATGAACTCAAAGTATCCGTATCTAGACCCAGATTGGATCCCGATAATGAAGGGCTGGGTTCAACATCCAAACTACGATCCAAACCAAACTAGTGAATTGTTGGCTAGAGAACTAGCCTTCTTAGCTGGTAAGCTTGATCTAGTTGCTAAGCTTGAGTCCGTAATACGACTACAGGAAAAAGCAAATGATAAGAAGTAGAGCGGCACAAGTTCGTTCTTCTGTTTTTAAAGAAGAAGCCCTAGGTAACTTGGGAATTTTCTACAAAAGTACAGCAGAAGGTTACAGAACAAGGATGCTGGAAGAAAACAAAGAAATCAACAAACTAAAGGAAGAGTGGGAAAAACGCTTTTCTGCTGCTGAAGCTTCACTAAAGACAAACAACGAAGGATCTCTTAGAGAAAGATGGTGGCCTTCTTTTATAGACCCAATCACAGGACAAGCAATTCCTATTTACAAGGTCTTAAACAAAGACAGGAGTAGGATGTCCTTTGAAGACATGTTAAAGAACGACACCAGTAAACGAGGAAACATATTCTTTGTTGGTCAAGAAGCTAAAAAAGTTCTTGAAAGAGAATACAGCTACGGTGAGTGGGAAACAACAGCAACCAACTATGAGTCAAAGTTAAAACTAGAAATGGAAGCTTTGCAAAAACGAAACGAAGAAGCAAGGTTGAAGTTCCTGGAAAATAAAAAGAAACAGCTTGAAGATCTAGAGGTTGGTTCCTATCGACAAGCAACGTATACAGAAAAGCCACTGTAAGGAGAAAACATGGGTTCACCCAAAATAGCTGGAGGAATGACAGCCGAAGAACAGCGTAAGCTGTTAGCGGAAGAGCGTTTATTTCAGCAAGAGCAAGAAGATAAACGAAGAGCGATGGCTCTTGAAGAGGAAGAAAGACGAAAGCGGGAAGCTGAAGCAGATAGAGAAAGAATCGCTGCTGAAGAAGCGGCTAGAATTGCTGCGGTGGATAGGGCAGAAAAAGAAGTAGTAGAAGAAGCAGAGAAACAAAAAGAAAAGAAACCACTGTCAATGTCTAAGGTTTCTTTTTATGAAGCCTTGGGCAAAGGCGTAGCAAGTAAAGCGGAGAAACCGCTATGACTTTGGGAGAACGCTTTAGGCTATTGGACTCTCATCGAACAACTAAGTTAGACAGAGCGCGCCAGTGTTCTCAAATCACCATCCCAACCATACTTCCACCAGAGTCGTGGGAGGAGGGAAGATCCCTCCCACAACCATACTCTAGTGTTGCAAGTCGTGGTGTTACATCACTTGCTTCTCGTATTCTATCTGCACTGATACCGCTAAACGATACCCCCTTTTTTAAGTTCATTCTAAAAGATGGGTCTGAAGCACCGCATGAAGTAAACTCATATCTTGAAAACGTAGCTAATCAAGTCTATAAGAAACTGATATCTACAAACCTACGGGAGTCTACGTTTCAAGCTTTGCAAAACCTAATCATTACCGGCGATGTATTGCTGATGATGGATGATAGGTACTACTTTACCAACTATCGCCTTGATCAATACGTTGTTCAAAGAGATGTTATGGGTGAGGTAATCGAGGTTATTCACCTTGAGTATGAA